CTTCTTCAAATGTTCTTGGTAAATATCGATAGATTATTTTTTCGGGTGGACATTTTTGGGTACTTTGTGTAAGACTAATAGCTATTAACAATATTCCAATAAATAATATTATGATGACTAGATATTTGGTCATTATAATTTAGATAAACAAATAAATTTTACTTCTGTTTTTGTTCAACGGCTTTTCGATACAATTCCTTCATTTTATTGATGTTGTCTGCAATCTTCTTTGCATTATCATCTAACTTCTTCAACTCTTGTTCTTTTATATCCAGTCTGTTGATTTCATCATTCATTTGTTCTAATTTTTCTGGTGTAGAGAAAACTTGTTTGGATGAATTTGATAATTCTGGATCTTCAACCTTTCCACCCGTTTTCAGAGCTGTTGAATTCTTTTCAGTCTCTCGTTGTTCAAATAATTTGCGTAATCGTGCTCGTCTCACCTTTGGATCACGTGAAGCTGGAACTATTCTGGATTTTCGTTGTGATTCTGCCGGTTCATTATCAGACTCTTCTTGTGGTTCAGTATTATTTTTCAATCCTGATTTAATTGATTCAGCCACTCTTTGTTTGTGTGTTTTCTTACTATCATTAATTATATCCTTCCTGCGACCAACCAATTCATTCAACGAATTGTTATTTTGTTCATGTACCTTTTTCATCATTCTGTCCAGCTTTTTGTTACCGTATTTTGCCTCCTTGACCTTCATCGGATCTGGATCCCATGGCAACCACTTACCAATCTCGCCAACAAACACATCAAAGAATTTATCCTTCTTTCTCAGTTTATCTGCTGCTCTTCGTGCCTCAACTTCTGTCTCATAAACTCCCCTAACCTTGACACCTCGAACACTGCAGTTCATAACACCTTCTGGAGATACAAATGATATCAACACAAAGCGTTGACCGGGAATTGGGGGATCTTCGTCTAAATGATCTATTTCAGTATATCTTGATCTATCTACTTTGGTCCTTGGATCTGAATTATCGGGAACCTCAAAGTCAACATCATCTTCGCTCAAAGAGTTATCATCAAGTTGGAGTTCTTGTTCTGGCTCTTGCATCTCTGAGTATTAGTTTATAATATATGTTTAAATACTTTTTTGATATTTTGACACACTATGCAAATTCAATATTTGGAAAATATGTATCAATTATGATAAATACTATAGTTAAAAGTGTTACATGTGTTAGTATATTATTATTCCCACTATATTGCAAAATTAAATATGCACATGTACAAAACATAGCAAGTCTCAAAAGTTTATTCATTTCGTTGGTCATAACTATATATCATCATTTGGGAAAATCACAGTATGGATGGTGAATTTATTCCTAACTTTACTAGTCTATTAGCTTAAAATAAATATATTTACAACAATCTGCAAAAACTTTATGATTTATTAACATATCATTTATAAAAACTTTTACAAATGAATTAGGTATTTTGTTTTGTTTTAATTGTGAAATAAATATTGGCTTGTTATCATTATCATCATCATCATCATCATCATCAGAATCCCCCCATCCTTTACCATAAATTGACAATTCTTTTTTTTGATATATTATTTTGTTGTTTAAGCGTACTATTGTATTAATTTCATGTAATTCATTTTGACCATATCTATTTATCAGTTTGACATCTATTTTATTTGCATCGTGTTGAAATGTAACATCTAATTCAAATAAATATATCTCAAGACCTTCATATTCATTTTGATTGAATGAATGAACTAAATCTGTACAAATCATTTTTCCCAAGAGTTTATCTTTTTCAATGTCTTGTTTTGCCAAAAATTCATTATATGTTTGTTGAATCATTTTCTTTTCAATTTTATTCAATTTTAATTTTATTTTTACTAATTTTTCTTCAAGATCCATTTATTGTGTATAACATATATTGTTATTATACACCCAAATCTAATTTTTTCAATATTTTTAGAGTTTTATTCTATGACTGGAACAATACCATATAGACGACCGGTATCATTCAATGCACCAGCAACGACTTCTCCGAGAAGCTCGCCATTCTTAGGAAAGGTACTATCCATACATTGTTGGAATGTACCATTATTTTCAATATGTTCTACTATATTTTCTGCAGTTACTTTTTCATATGACTCAAGTGGTAATTTACACATATAATTTATATATCTATATGTACCAGATACATCACAGGAGTTATTACTATTTTGATGTATAAAATCATGTGTCCAGTTTACGACTATTGATTGCTGTATATTATGAATTATGGTTAGATTAGATGTTGAATCCGGAAGATGTGCTGCATATGGACGCATATTGTGAAACAATTGATATTTTACAAGTGATTGTTCCGATATTGAACCAAACATTAGTGTTGGAGCATATTTGCATGCAATATTAGAAAAATTTAATGTTTCTGGTACAGTGAAATATGGCATTGTCCTATTATGTGTAAAGTCAAACGTAAATGATGTGTCTGTTGCACTGACGCGATACCAAACTGTATTCGCAAGATTTTTGGATACTTGTGTAACTTTTTTGGCCCTATATGTTGGTGGATGAGGGGAGCTATCACCACTTGAATGCATCCCCTTATCGTGACCATAAAATACATCCTTTATGGCCCTATATCTTGAATGCATCCCCTTATCGTGACCATAAAATACATCCTTTTTGGCCCTATATGTTGGTGGATGAGGGGAGCTATCACCACTTGAATGCATCTCCTTATCATGACCATAAAATACATCCGTTTTTGCACATATTACTGATAATATAATATCTTGAGCATCAGCAGGAATGTCTTCCCAGAAAACAAAATCAGCGTCAATCATTAATATATCATTATATTCTCTTTTTATTCTTTTATTTGGATTTTCATCATCGATCATCCATCTAACTTGTTGAATTCCCAGTGCTATTTGAAATTGTTTCCTAGTTATTTCGATATCTGGTGATGAATAATATCTGAATAAAAAAAACTGTGTCAATATCCTAAAAAAATTTACTTTTCCAGGGTTTGCTCTGATGTACGCATCAAGTTCGCGCCAATGATTATTTTTAACATAATGATATAACTCATCATCTTGTCCAACTGTTTTTTCCAACAAACTCATAATCATATCCTTAAGATTTTTATTTTTTGAAACAAATTGTGTTTCACAATATTTTTGAAGTTCACGTTCACTTATTACTTCTGCTAAGGCTTTTGTTTTTGAGAAGTATTTTACATATTTGTCTTCACATTTTGACACTGGTTTGTCGACATATAAGTCAGTCATTATAAAATAACTAGAGATTATTATTTGAGATTTGCAAAAGTAATAACCGCATTTTTTAAATTGATGGATGGATTTCCAATTTCATCTATCACTTTAGTTTTTTCCCAAAACCTAAATTGATGGATGGATTTCCAATTTCATCCATCAATTCAGGTTTTTTTTTCCAAAAACCTAAATTGATGGATGGATTTCCAATTTCATCCATCAATTCAGGTTTTTTTTTCCAAAAACCTAAATTGATGGATGATACTTCCAACCCATATCCTTGCATATCTTACACCAAATGGCATCTTGTTCCCTCAGCTTATCCTTACTTTTCAATAACCCAAAATATTTAGCATAATTATCCATTCCCTTTATCCTGAACAACTTGTTCAAAACATAGGAATAATTGAGAAAATTTGATCTTTTTTCGGGTCTATGTTTTTGATAAGCATCTTGCATTTTATTAAATTTATTAATAATGTCTTCTTCATCTTCTCGTGTAATTATGACTGGTTGAGCATTTGATACTTTACAATAAATTTGCTGTAAATGTTCATAGTAATCTGTTAGCTTATGTTTTTTAAGAATATCTTTTATCATGGGTGGTGTTGATCGTTTTGCTATTGTACGTTTCTTTTTGAGTTCTTTAGCAATTATATCAAATACTCTGTCAGGAATATCAGCAGTTTCCTTAGCTTGCAATTGATTGAGTTTTTCTTTGAGATGATTTAGTTTTTTGTACGGATATTTTGGCTTTTCATTAATGGCATCCTTGTGGCTCGGTATTTCACTCTCTATAATAACATGTTCTGCTTCGCCACACTGTTGACACACATATGCACCTTCATTTTGATGCAATGTTTTTTCAATACCACATGCTGTACATATTTTAATAGGTGTTGATTTAATGTGATCGCATGCATAATTTTTGTCAATAAGCATGAGATATTCATCTTGTAATGTGGCTCTGTTAATAGTAACCACTGGGACAATATTTTCTGTGGGATCTGTTGCAAAAAACCCCATAATTGTTTTATTGGTAGGTGTTTCATAAATAATTTTCCTCTTCTTGACAGGTTTCTTTACTTTTCTTTTAGATTGACTAAATAAATTTAATTTAATTAAATTATCAGAAATATCATCAGATCGTTTATCATCTGATTGTATTGTAGTTTCACCTTGTGCATGTTCTGATTCTGATTTGTAAATGTCAGACCGTTTAGGACTATTTGCTCCAGCAGAATCATCAGTTTTGATATTATAAAATGCTCCTGATGTCATATTATAATAATCAAGTAGTATGTCACCTGTTGTCCCTAAATATTCTTTGAGATCATAATTGTTTTCTATTTTAAATATTTCATCTTTCAGCACTTCCATTTCGCTCCTGATGGCCGATCTGTTTTTAATATCTTCAGTTGAAAAACTTTGGCGCTTCTCGGTTTCTAACTTTTTTAGATCATTTGCCAATTGGTCAAGTCTGGTTTTCTTTCCCGCCAATGACTTTTGTTTTTCGGCAAAAGATGCCATTTGTCCGCAATGGACCTCGTGCAAAGTGCGGACATTTGACAAGTACTTTAATCTGTTCGGTCTTTGTTTGAATAATGACATGTACTACTATACTACGTGGATATATGAAATGATCTTTAAGTAATTAGTTTTGTCCTATATGATGTGCGTTTTAAATGACTATAAATTTAAAATAAGGAATATATTGTATCATGATGATGTATAAATGAACTATTCGGACGCATTGCCGGAATCAATTCTAAAAACTACTATTGTGGCCAATGCCATTAATTATGGATGGACTGTCAAGTATATTGATACAAAAACCATAATTTTACGAAAAAAACTCAATCAAATGAAAGAATATGAAAAAAATACAAGTCTCATGTTAGATTTATTATTTGGTGTGCAGATACATAAAATTGATTAGTCAAAATACTTGAACAATAAAATATAAATATGATCATATATCCCCATGTTAAGACAAATTGAATTTTCTAAAGATGAAAATCCACATGCAAGGAAACAAAGTATTAGGCAAATGTGCAAATTACTAAATGATGGTATATCGAAGGATGATATGATATTGTTCCAAGACAGAATTTTCGAGATGACATATGATGCCGATTCAGAAGTTAGACTCTTGGCAGTGAGTGAATTATGTCCCTGTCGAGTTAAAAATAATATTGACACATTATGGAAAAGAGTGTTTGAATTGGTGCATGATGAAAATCCTTTGATCAGATCTAGAGTTTTACATATTATTTGTGATGGAAGTCCAAGTGAATATGAAACACAAGTTATGGAATCACTTGATATTTTGCACAAGGATAAAGACAAGGAAGTTCGAAAAGTTGCTAATAGAGTTATGGCATCTATTAAGGCTACTGGAAAATGGAATATTCTGTAAACAATTGCTTTTTAAATTTTGATTCTCAGTTTATCTAATGCCATAGCCATTTAGATTGTCAAAACAGATGATAATCTAAATTAGACATCACCCGTGCGTGAATGACGATATCAAAAGTATCACAATTTAAAGATATATTTATACCAATTATTAAATGCAATCAGGAGGAGGTTTAATGCAATTAGTTGCCTATGGTGCTCAGGATATTTATTTAACGAGTGCACCAACAATACGTATTTGGGGGATGTGTCCACCTTATGTAGCTCCAATTTATAATGATGATAATGAGCCCGAAACATTGGATACCAATACTGTATACAATGAACCTGAAGTGTTACACACTAATATAGAATATATGCATGACGCGACAGATGACGGATTTGATTTGAAATTTAACATGGGTACCATACTGGATATTCTTAATGATAATGACAATAATAAGATTCTTTCTATTTGATTTATTTAGTGACACAATAAGAATAGGTCATTCTAAAACAGTTTGAATTTGGTTGCCAAAAAAACGCAACTAAAAATCTTTAAAATTATCAAAAACGCAGAATTTATCAAAAATCAAAAATGTCATAATGATAAACAATTATAACATTTTTTAATAATAAAACACATGAATATAGTATAGATTTATCACTCTTGATGGAAAATTCTTTGCGCAAAATAAAATTTTTATGCACCCAATATATACTCAAATGGGAGGAGGATTAATGCAATTAGTCGCTTATGGCGCACAAGATGTTTATTTAACTGGTAACCCACAAATTACCTTTTTCAAAGTTGTGTACAGACGTCACACCAATTTCTCTATCGAGATGGACGAATTGCCAGTCGATACAGCTAAACCATCCGGAACATTCACAGTTCCTATCTTACGTAATGCCGATTTAGCCGGTAAGATGTACCTCAAGTTACGAACACCAGCTTTATCATGTGGTTCAAGCTCAAGTTTTGCCCCATTCAATGCTGATCCAGTGTTGAACACCAAGGTTGCTTGGGTTCGTCGTTTAGGTCATGCATGCGTGAAATCATTCAAGATTCAAGTCGGTGGTACTGATGTCGACAAACACGTTGGTGTTTGGTTAGACTTATGGTATGAGTTAACCCACACTGCTTCCCAAGAACGTGGCTACAACAAGATGATTGGCGATGTTCCCGAGATGACCACTCTCAGCGGCGCAGCAGCTGAAGGACAATCTGAACCTGCCGTTGCTCCATACACCATGTACATTCCTTTACAATTCTGGTTCAACCGTAACCCTGGCCTTGCATTACCATTGATTGCTTTGCAATACCACGATGTGCGTCTCTATGTTGAATTAGAGGACCTCAACAAATTGATAGTTTGGTCTGGCGCTGCTGCTCCTAACTACAATGTTGTTAACTCCTACGAAAAGGCCGGTCTCATGGTTGATTACATCTACCTTGATGCTGAGGAACGTAGAAGATTTGCCCAAGTTGGTCACGAATACTTGATCGAACAAGTACAATTCCCTGGTGAGGACTCTGTTAATGGCACAATGTCCAGCTCTGTTACCAGCAAGACCAAGTTAAACTTCAACCACCCATGCAAGGAATTAGTTTGGGCACTCAAGTGTGGTGCATTCAACGGCGAGGGCAACCGCTTCGGCACCAACGCTCGTGGTCGTTTCTTGGGTTACACCGATAACGATTCCCAATGGGGGTCTGTTTTGGACTATGCCGCAGCAAACTTAGCTTATGGCTCTTTAGTACCTGTCGGTGGCACTGCTCCATCTGGTGCATCCCTCACAGCCGTTACACGTGCTGGTTCTCTGAGTGCTGGTGACTCAGATGTTGTATCTGTCAATTGCACAACATCCACAGGTAAGACTGTTGTTATGTCTATTACTCTTGTCAATGCCACTGAAGATGATGTTACATCTGGTACCAGAACATATGCCCGCTTTATTGATAATCCATTGGTCAAGAACAGTGTTAACTTATTGGATTCACTTGCTCGCACAACAACTGCCACACCAAATGCTTTAGTCTCTGTGACCATCACAGTTACTGCTGTTAGTGGTGGTGCTCCAAGTGTTACACGTGTTGAATCCAATGTTGTTGCCACAGGGCACGCTTTGACTTTGAGAGATGTTTCAGTTCCTGTTAAGGATTGGACCGATTGCCGTTACGTTTTGGGCAGTGGTGTTGTGAACCCATGGGATGTCGCTGTCATCCAGCCAAGCAACTATGGTTTACGTCTCGACGGCGCTGGTAACCCAGTTGCTTCTGGTAACATCCAATTGAACGGTCACGATAGATTTGACATTTGCGAAGGATCATACTTCAACTATGTTCAACCAAGTCAACACCACACAAGAACACCCGCCGATGGTGTTAACGTTTACTCATTCGGCTTGCACCCAGAGCAACACCAACCTGCCGGAACAGCCAACTTGTCCAGAATTGACACCACCATCTTGAACCTCACTTTCAGCGATCCTTTCCGCGCAAACAAGAGTGTCCCTGAATTGGACTTCTTAAAGGACAGCAAGTTCTACACCTTTGTCACTAACTATAACGTATTTAGAGTAATGTCGGGTATGGGTGGCATTGCATACAATAATTGAGGACTGTAACGTAGAATCTTTAGCAATATTAATAAATAAATGAGTGAATTGTACATTCTTTAGCACTATTAATTAATTCAAATATTACTAATGTTTGAATTGAGACCATTTATGATAGTTTCATTCTTGCCTTTTTTCTTAACAACTTTTGTGGGTTTTTCTGATTTGTCCAGTATTTCCTGAGCTTTCATCATAGTGGTTTCCCGCATTATTCGTCTCCGTTCATTGTTTGCATCGCGTAATATTTCTTTCGGAATACTTTTTGATGGTTGATGTTGCGTGTTTACAACCAACGCGGGAGGAGCATCTGAAAATCCTTTTTTGTAACACTCATCAACTGATTTTTTTAATTGATTAACTATTGCATTTTGTGTAGTTTCAATAATAGTTTTGACAAATTTTGATATATCGTCACTATCAAAAACGACTGGGTCATCATAAAACATGCAATATATGCGATACATTTTTTCAAACATATCCACCAAATCATAGTCCTTCTTGAATCTATTGCATGCACCACAACACGGCGCCACATTACCAATAGTATATCCCGAATCATCATTGTTATTTATTCTGTCTATACCATTGTTGTGCGTGGCAGACATTTGTTTTCCACATAAATAACAACACATACATCTAATTTTTGTAAATTCATCTTCTGACAATTCAAATGGCATTTTTTTACGTTTTGCACGACACATATAATCTGTGTATTTTGTTCCCGCAACATCATAAAATACTTCAAAATATGATGAAGGTGTAGAAATTATGCCGACTCTCGATAAAATGTGTTCAATTTGTTCTAAAAAATGTTTATCAGATGCAACATTCTTAATCATATTGCACATCGTACAACACGCTACACAGTTTGACACACAGTATCCAATGCTATTATCACATCTGTCAATTCCATTAATTCGTTCCACCGTATCCATACCACAATAGTGACAAGGTGTATTAAAAAATTTTATACACTGTTCATCAGTCAAATCAAATGGGATATTATGTGTGAATGCACGGTGTTTATAATAATAAATTTTCTTCTTGGGATCAATGGATCTTTGTGCACTGGATACATTAACTTTGTTGGGATTTTTTTTACGCCAATTTTTTGCATTTTCTCGTGCGTGCACAAAATATTCTTCTCCCATTTCTACAATTCTTTTTGCCCGTGATTTCTGCCAAATGAGTTTTGTTTTTTCAGAATTATTATGTTTCCAATTCAATCTCATTTGCTTAACATGTTCTAAATTTTCATACTGTTTCTTATATTCTTTTCTCTTCGGATCATTTTTTCGTTTCTCTTCCGCTTTATGAGCTATACTTCGGCACCTTGCACAATTTATTGTTTCACCATATTCACCCATAAACGATTCAATTGGATGTTCTTTTCTGCACGTATTGCAATATTTAGATGTGTCATCATCTTTAAACTCATTAAATTCTTTCACGCGTTCTTTGTTCTTTTTATCCAATGCTATTTCACGTTTATTTATTTTTGCTAAACAGTCTGTACATTTGGAAAGATTATAATCACTACACAGTAAATTTCTACACCCCCTTACGTAGTCGGCACATATTTTACATCCAATTGCCAACATTTTGTCTTTCCATGCATGTGTCTGACACTTTACACAATATTCACTATATGATGAAACTTTTCGTGTATTTATGTTTGTTAAACAATCAGTACATTTAGAAAATTCAGAATCATCGCGTAATATTTGCTTACATCCTTCTGTATATCCATCACATACTTTGCATCCAATATCCTTCATTTTATCTTTCCACTCATTAAGTTGTTTTTCTAATGTTAATGGTTTCACATAATTCTTGCATCCATTGCGCTTACAAGGAGGTCCCTCACGTTTTTTAATAACTGGGAGCTTTACTCGCTTTTTACATATGTCACATGTTCTTCCATTATTTCCATTATGCATTAGATGACATGATGAACATTCTATTAAATTTCTCATTTCGTCCCCAGTATAATTCAGCATATACTGATGAGTAACACAATAAACATTTTCATCAGTTTTGCTATTGGTACATATTGTGTTGTTTTTTCTTGGTGCAATACATCTGACACCTTTTCTAGGTAATTTAGGTGGACGCTTACGTTTTTGTTTTTGAGCTGTTTGAATGATTTTTGGAGCGCGCATTTGTAATATTCGCCAGGTGGTTTCATAATTTGGATATGATAATATCAATTTTTTAAATGTAGAAAAATTGATATTATTTTAGTCGAAATATGTATTATCATTAACAATATGATTAAATACAAATGGAAGAATTACATGCGCGAATAAAAGAAGCAAAAAAAATTAAATGATACAACATTGGATTTAAGTGATCTTGGTATTGAAAGTTTGCCTGATAAAATATTTGATTGTTTACCTAATTTAGAAAGTTTAAATTTGACAAACAATAGGCTCACATCATTGCCTCCGAATATATTTAAAAAATTGTCAAAATTAAAAATCCTTGATATTGACTGTAATCAATTGACTGAATTAACAAATGATATATTTAACACATTGTTAGATTTAGAAGAATTATGTTTGTATGGTAATAAGCTTACAAATTCATCTCTCAAATCAATAGAACATTTATCTAAATTGCGATATTTATCACTGTCATCAAATAATTTAACTGATATACCAAATGAAACATTTAAAAATTTAATCAATTTAGAAATTTTAAATATATGTGACAATCAGTTAACTGAGCTACAAGATACACTATTCAATATGTTAACTAAATTAGTCTCATTGCGCCTGCGCGATAATGATCTAACTAAAATCCCAAGCACATTATTTAACAAATTAACTGATTTACAATATTTGGACATTTCCGGCAATAAAATATCTATGTTGTTACCAACCACATTTATGAATCTTAGTTCACTAATTAAGCTAGACATGTCATGTAATAAAATGTGTGCATTATCCCCACTACTATTTGATCCATTAGTAAATTTGGTAAAACTAAACATATCCAATTTGGATGTTGACTATTTAAAACATATTGATTTTTCAGAACAATTATTTGATTCTCTTGAAAAAATACAAAAAATCAATATGTCCGGTAATGGTGTATATAAATTATCAAAAACATTATTTAAAAAAAACATTAATTTAAAAAAATTAGATTTGTCAAATTGCTACATGAAAAAACTACCAAATAATTTATTTGATTCACTTGTAAACTTGGAAATATTAAATCTTTCTAAAAATGGATTATTTATTAATCTTATCAATTTGAAGATTTTAAATATCAAAAAAAATTATTTAACTAAATTTTCACATACTTTATTTGGAGCAACTACCAATATACAAGAATTATATCTTGCAAACAATAAACTAAAAATTTTGACACCAGAATTATTTAATGCATTACCAAAATTAAAAACAATATCATTATCAAATAACAATCAAATTCAATTTCCTCAATTGACTATTATACCTACCTAAAAAACATTGATTTATCCATCCTATCATCCATCACATAAAAACACATTTATACACTACCATATATGTCAATTATCTACAACCAAAGAATTGCTCACATTCTTTCCTACAATATTTTCCTGCCATATTTGTCCGGTGATTCATCTCTTTTTCCTGATCATTATCCAATCACCTATGAAATTCAAAAAGATAGTGCACAAAAACATAAAATTATTTTCACAATCTCTGAAGCCCATTTTAATGCAATTCAGATGTTGGATTGTTTATTCTGCGGCAAAAAGTCGGCCAATCAAAATATCAATTGTATCGACACATTATATCCCAACCTCGGTTTTACAAAAACAAATTGCATCCCTCTGTGCAAAACATGTCTAATGATGCGCCGTGGCATGGACATTAATGAATTTTTCTACAAATTGCTTTTGACACAACAACAAAATGTTTCTATTGATATATTCAATTCTATCATGAAAAGTTTTTTGTCAACAAGTCAAACAAAAATAAATAAAGCACTATTTGACAATAATCACAAAAATATCACTTATGAAAAAGAATTTGATAAATTGGAAAAAAAAATTGTTACAAAAAAGAAAACATACATTTCTGTCCCATGTTATAATAAAAAAAATACAAGTTCCAAGAAAGACTGTAATAATCTAAAAAAAGTGTTAAAAAACAAATATATTCCTCCTCATTTACGCTAAAAATTGATTTTATTATTGTTTGATTTATTACTGATCAAAAATACATAGCCAAACAAAATGGCAAGCACTACAAATCAATATCCAGGACCAGTTACCACAACGGGATTTGTTATGGATCAATATTCTTTGGATGAATCGACCACAGTTATTACATTTAATATTTATAATGAATCACTATCTGTTTCACGTGCAGACTGTGAACTTCAATATGAAAAAACAATCAATTTGCGCAATAGACTTATCAAGGTAAATGCTGTATGTCATATTTGTAGTCTCTATACACATCCAGACCACAGAAACAAAGGTAATGCATCTGTGTTGTTAAAAACTATTATTCATTTTTGTGAACAAAACATGGTGAGACTTATTACACTGGATGATTGCTCTGATAATTACAGAAAACCAGACAACATTTATCGTGAACACGGATTTGAATATTTAAATGATGGAGATAATCTCATGATTTATCCAATTGAATATGTTTAGACTTAACAATATTATTTTATAAATCAACTGCAACATGCAATGTAAAATTATTTTGCAAATATGACATGACAAAGGTCAAATCATTTTGTATTGCATTATTCATTTCATTTGTAAAATTTCCCACGACATGTGTTAACATAGTTTCCATGCTGCTTGCCAAATGTTTTGTGTCTAATATAAATATCACTAGCAACACATTGGTCATTAAAAACATTAAACACAAAAATAATCCAATCAATTCAAAACTTGTACAACCACACAGAACACATTTTCTAATTGTTCTTCTTGGTGTTCCAATAATTTCACCCAAAACATATGATCCATCTGTATATTCCATTTTTCTTTATTATGACAACCAATAATATATTTATTATTGTAGCCATTTATCAATTTTTATAAAATAAAAATTGATAATCTAAAATACTTTTTTGTTATAACTATCCAGTCATAAAAGCGACAACACAATGGATATCCAAATTGCACTTGAATGGCAAATCATGGAACTTATAAAAAATGATAATGGCAATACTGTCCATTTTGATTGGTCACATGTTGATGATAATTTAGTATTAACAACTAGGACATACAATCAAATACATAAAACCAGTTTCATCATGTGTAAAAAATCAATACCAATTTATTCTCATATTACTAAAAGTAAATTGCTTGAACAAACATTAGAATATCTCAAAACAAATATACCTTTGAAATCCGCCAATACTTACACTGTCCACTGGGCAAAAAAAACAAATGATCCCACAAAGGAAGATTATAATGCAACCCCAATAATTCATACATCATATTTTTATGGTGTTGATATCCTTGATGTTTGTAATAAGTTTTATGATGGAAAACACTCTTGGGATTTTGTTGTTTATGATATTAAACTGAATCCTTTGGAATAAATTCATTAATCCAACACAATGATTTTTGCAGGAATGTATTTAGCGCGTCGATATGTCACTTCTACAATTGCAAAATAATTGTGTCCCCATGCATGGATTTTCCAAAGACCATTTAGTGTCAATGCTAAACCAATACACACTTTTTTTATTCCAGAACGAGAAACAAAATGAGGATCCGTTATACATTTTATAATTTCCTTGAAATTGGATAATTCCATATGTAACTCATGCACTGACAATGTTTCCGGCTTACAATTTTTCAAAATACTATCAATCACTTCTCCATCATTGTCATGAGATGTCAAATGAGTATTTGGTACTATTGTGTTTAATTGTATTTGCAAACTATCATGTTTACTAGTCCATGAATATTTTGATTTGATCAGTCTTATTTTTTCTTTTGTCGGTATCGAAACATAACTCTTGGTCAATTCAATCAAAAATGGATTTATAGTACACAATTCAGGTGTTTCAAATTGAGTTGTTGTTACAGTGCCCATTTGGAAGATAATTTATATGAAATAGTATGGAAGTAGAATAACATTATTTAATCAATTTTTATGTATCACTGAGTCACAAAATAATAATAATAAAGAATGATATACTATGAGTGAAATCTTATGTCCTGACAATGACACAATGGCATCATTTTATGATAATTTAGATGTAGAACACAAATGGCCCCAGGAAACATATATTGATTGGTACACAGGTTTACCTTTGGAAAATAATTATAATCCAGATGATAGCTATCACACTCATTGTTCCGCATTTGTTGCATCTGTTTGTTGTAGACTTAATGTACCTATTTTATGTCCACCTAAGCACAGAACAGAAGGATTAGCAAATGCACAACATGATTGGTTTTTTACAGATGGTAATAAATTAGGATGGATACAATTAGAATCATCCATCAATGCACAAATAGAAGCTAATCATAATAATTTAGTCATTATGTGTCATAAAAATAAAGAAAATCCAAATGGTGGACATATTGCATGTGTTAGACCATATGCCACAACAACTGATTTGATTTTGCTAAATGGTCCTAGAATCTGTCAGTCCGGTGTGATAAATTCTTCATCTGTCAATTCATATGATATGTTTTTAGATCACGATTGTATTTATTGGATGTATAAACTCTAAAATTCTCTCACAATCAGGTTACCTTCTCCGGCACCAGTATTAATATACTTAATTGGTACACCAACAACAGATTCAATGTAGAAAATAAATTTTTTTATGTTAGGGTGTAATTCATCATACACCTTACATGCACTGATATCAAAATCTTTCCATCCATCCATTGTTACATATGTGGGCTTAACCTTGGCCAAATCCTTTTCGTCAACTGGATATGTCACAATGGTTTCACCATTTGAGTTATAATGAACACAAAATTTCACTGTGTCAAATTGATTCAAAATATCAAGCTTGGTCAGATTCAAATAATCAAATCCAGAAAGCATCTGAGCATAACACAATTGAGTCAGATCCAAATGTCCACACCGGCGGCGTCTTTTTGTTGTCACACCAAATTCCTTACCAACTCTTTGCATAGCATCTCCTACTTCTGTTGTGTCCTCTGTTGGTAATACTCCACCACCCACACGTGTAATATATGCCTTTGTTACACCAATAATCTCTGGTTGACGCAAATAAAATGATTTATATGACATCCCAGTACCAACCATAATATTACCAATAGTGCATGCAGTACTAGTGACATATGGATATGTTCCGAAATCAGTGTCCAACATGATTGCATTTGCCCCCTCCATAACCAGTGATATTTTTGTTGGTAAATCATTGAGATAATAATGTGTTGCACCAATCATTGATCTCAATTCATCAAGTTTTGTTCTAACAAATTCAATTTCATAATTCATCATGTCTAACAAAGATGTAAACTTTTTTACCTCAGGATAACTAATCTCATGTTCAAATGTAATATCAGTATAATGATGCATACAACGTGCATATGCATTGCTAATACAGAGCTCCCAATCATCGGACAATAGACTATTCATTCTGACACCACAACGATCAACTTTATCAATTGCTGTTGGACTCATTCCCTGTTTGGTGGTTCCAATTCCCCCATTTTGTAATCCATCAATGAGACAATGAAACATAAATGTCATGTGGGCATTTGTTGAAATTAGTAATCGTCTCTCATAATCAATACCCATGGATTTAAACCTGGTTAATTCCTTGAACAATGACATAACATTAACAAAAACACCATTACCAATTATATTGTAACACTTTGAATGAAGAATACCGGAAGGACATAAATGTGTATCATACGAAACACCATCAATCACAATTGTATGGCCAGCATTTGACCCACCATTAAATCGTACACATGTAACTGGACCATTTTGAGCAAATGTTTTGATCAAATCATAAACAAGTTTACCCTTCCCTTCATCACCAAACTGTGCACCCAGAACAACAACAGTTTTGCCTTTTATCTCTGTGTCAGTCATTTATTGGAGTATGCTTTTGACATTTATTGTTATATGACAGAGAATATATGGATCATCAATTTTTTATTTAATGTTTACAACCTAAGAATGTATTATAGGCTATTGATTTGTATTGACACTTATTTTATTGATTATGCGATCATTAGTGTTCTATCACATGGAACAATAAAATAAATAAATAAAAAAACACAATAAGAACAAATATTAGTTCCTATTTGTTTATCATAATGTCGTTATTTTGATGATTTATTTTATTGTTCCATGTGACCAGCATACATTTACCTACTGTGTGTAACATATTTTTCCATCAAATCAATACCAGTCATCATGATTACAAAATGTGGCAAAATGCGGGCCATATTGAGTGACAGCCCTTTGTAATAAGTAATTGGATTCCATCCCTCAAACAATGACAGACCATAAATATGTCTTGTTTTCAAATAATCAATTGGATGTGTTACCATAATAGAAATCACTGCTGAGCAAAGTGATGCAATAGCAATATTGTCTGTATGTGTCTTGAAATAATCTGTCAGTGGAAAATAAAGTGATGCTGAAACAGTTGCCTTTGTAATAGTTTTTGAATAACCTCTATAAAATATTTTTGGACTGTGAATAGGCAGAGTATCACCCATTTGCCAATGCACTTTTATTACATCAATAGGGTGTGTAAAAATAGATGCCATAGCACCACTCAGAGCACCATTGATAAATTTGTTAGTATGTGGCAAATTTTCATCTTCTAATTTTCTGTAAAATACATATTTCAATGAAGATGAAAAAATTTGGGAACTGATTGCTGGTACTGATGCTTTATAAAATCCTGGAATACCTCTAGTATTGTAAATATGTTTAACTGTCTGTAATATTGATTTTGAATCTGTATTTTGATATACTGTCTTTATGGTACAAATTGGAAGTGTTATAATTTCTGCAACTCCAGTTGCTACAGCTGAATTGATGGCCCTATCAAGTGATGACATCAGAATAAAATATTATAATCATAATAAGAATAATATAATAGTCACTATAATCAATTTTTATTTTGTAAAAAGTATTGTAACAAAATAAAAATTGATTTAAGTAACCCAAATAATCCATGCTGAATCAAATAGATATTGTTTGTAATGCTACCAAAAATTTATCTATGTTCAACAAATGCAAAAAAGATATCAGAGTTTACCAAATTGATTCCCACAATTATACCACTCGATCGTGACTTAACCGAAAGACCAATAAGGCTAGAAGAGATACAATCATTTGATCCGGCAAAAGTAGTAAAACATAAGTTAGATCAATTATTGTCATATGCTTATCGTGGTCCTGCAATTTATTTAGTTGAAGACACATCTTTCTTTGCCCATTCACTATCAGGATTTCCAGGTCCATACATTAAAGACTTTTTTAATGTTATTGGTGCTCATAAATTTTCTGAATTATGTAAAGGTGATGCATGTATTAAAACTTATATCGGTGCATTATTCATTAATTCAGAATGTATTGTGTCTCATACAAAAATATATGAGGGGTCCCAAGAGTGTACTGTTCATGACGCAGTCAAAAAATTTGATGATTGTTCAGTTCTTAATGATTATGACTGTATAGTTTCTGCAAAAGATTCTAATGTAATGTTTTGTGAAGATCAATCCACAAAATTACATAGAACAAGGGCTATTAAAAGTTTTCATGATGATTTGATAAAGGAAAATTTAATTTAGTTAGATTATGTCATGTCATAATCAAAAATTGTCAGCTTTGGATAAATACCCACATATGTTTCTGGTGTCAACTTTAATAGGTGTTCTTTGACATCATCAGTCACATCAAGTTTTGCAATAAAGTTATGGTGAATGTCAGAAAGAGTAATTGATATGTCTGATCTTCTAGAAAACTCTTTTGCCAATTCATAAGCTGTCTTGCAACCAATCTTTTTTAAATATGTTTGTATGCCTTCCATAATAACAACCGCATATTTATTTTGATCATCTTTTATTTTATGTTCATTTGGAATCAATTTATCAATCCCAACACAAATTTCACCAAATGCCACCATGAAATAACCAAATGCTGAACCTAATGATCGCAAAACAGTTGAGTCTGACATGTCCCTCTGATATGTCAGACCCATCAGCACCTCAATAATTCCTGTTAACATATGACTTGCCAATGGAATATTTCCCTTGGCATTTTCAAAATTGATTGGATTGATCTTATGAGGCATTGTACTTGATCCTATTTCTGTTTCAACAGGAACTTGGGCAAAATATTCATCACTGATTAATAACCAAACATAGTTACACATTCTGTATATTTGCTTACCAATCAATATAATTTTATACAAAACTTCACATAAATTACTATAGTCATCAACTTGTGTAGTAAATTGACTTCTTATGAATCCAAAACTATCAACAAAATTATCAGAAAAACTTAACCAATCAATCTCAGGATGTACATATGTTAGAGCATTCATATTTCCAACAGCTCCACCAAATTTTACTGTTAACTTTTTAATCATATCTTTGAGCTGATTAATATTTTTATCAATACTGACATAATGTACATACAATTCTTTTCCAAGATTACTGGGCACAGCAGGTTGACCATGTGTTTTTGTAATTATTGTAATATGTTGACATTTAGTTATTAGCACTCCCAATTTTGCATTCATTCTAAATAACTTATCAAGCATAATATGTAAACCATTTCTACATCCCATCATGAAACCTAATGAATTTGCATCCTGACTAGTCAATCCATAATGAATATATTCCTCATGACAAAATGAAGGAACATATTTTTTTATCCATGTCCTCATAAATATTTCAATTGCCTTCACATCATGTTTTGTTTCATGTTCAATTTTCTTAAAGTGACCATACTCTTCATCATTTATTTTTTCAATTCTTGAAATGTCATATGGTACAATTTTAAGAATTGTCAAAAGTGCATTGAGATATTTTAATTCAACCATAATTCTATCCTCAACATATGCCCTTTCTGACATACACTCTGATAATTGACATGTGTATCTACTATATCGCGAATCAAGGGGTGATAATGTAAGCATACTATATGTTTTGAATATATGTTATAATGATATCATGCCAAATTTATTATCAATTTTTTGATTAATATGTGCCTCTCATGATAGTTTTCATAAATCCAATATCTGTTTGATATTTTAAAATGTGTTTATTGATTGAATTTTGTCTAATAACACAGCATTTATTTTTATCAATTAATTCCTGAATAGTTAAACATCCTGTTTTAGTTTGTGTTAAAACATTTTGTTGATATTTGTCAAATATTAAAGATGATAACCATTTATATCCATCTGTTGTCATTATTGATGCAATGTATTTTTTTTGATCAATAATAGACAACAATAAACAAATCATGTAGACACATAGCATATCATCAACTTCTGATAATGTTCTAATTGACACATAACTAATTTTTATAATAATATGATTTGCATCAAGTTCTAAATTATTAACTCTGGTTGTTCGATGAATAATAATAAATACAGGTACATTAATATTTGCATCATCATGTACAATAATATAAGATATCAATCTGCACAAACCAATAGTAACATCTAATTTTTGGTCAATTGTCAGTGATGATAAATATTTTTGTTTTTGATCATATGACAATTTATTGATTATTAAATAGTGATCAACATAATTTTGAACATCTGGAGGGAATATAAGTGTGTGACATTTAATAAAACCCAGAACTATTTGATAATGATCAGTCCACATGCTCATATTTAGTGAATCAACAACAATAAAATTAGAGTCATCTATTCTATCTATAAACTGCTGAAATAATTTATGACAAAGTAAATGATGTTTGACATATGATTCAACAAAATTTAAAATATTATTGTGGCTATTCACAAATGATAACTTAAAAAAATCATCAGAAAACTTTGTTAATTTTTCTATTTTTGTCTCATCATCTCTTTTTCTTTTTGACATAATTAGGTAAACAAATGATTAATAATGTTTATGTTCATTTGAAATATAAAAATTATCAACTATAAAATAAAGGAGCTGCCATTCCTGACATAACTCTAAAAATTGTTGTTGTACATCCCCAAATATTGATGCTGGCTGAGACATTATAATTTATTATTTTATCAATAACTTTTTGACTTGGTTGAAACATAATTAATGCATCTTCTATTTGTGAAAAATTAGCTGAACATGATGGTTGTAATAAAAGTGGATATAGGGCAAAACTATATACATATTCACCTTCATCAAGTGATCCCATGTGTCTGCTCCAGGGTGTAACATGTGTATAATATATTTCTTCTTTGTATCTCTCCCGATCTCTCCCATTGAATTTTATTTTTATTTTGTTAAATGCTGGATAAATATGTTCTGTTTTTCCGGTTGAATCTGTTGTGTAGTATCCATTTCTGGTCCAATTCAATATGTTTCTAGAATATATTTTTGTGGGATCATTGAATTTTACGGTCCATAGCAAATATTTTGTCGGATCATTCAGTGCATTGATAGGAATAGGGATTGAAATACCATATGGTGATGTAGTATCTTGTGCAACCGCATCGGTAACCTGTAAATTTGCAGTTAAATTACTTTTTAATATGTCTTTTTTAACAATATTTGTTTGACCAGTGTGAATAAACCTTTCAATTAAATATTCCATTTTTCCGCCCGCCATTTTTATCCTTTCGTCATCATCAAGATAAACATATTGTGCATATGCCTTACATTTAAATTTTGGTTTTCTGATAAAGTGCGATGATTCTTCTGTAAACAATATTTGACTCAAATCACTCAATTTTATTTTTAATATTGCTTTTGAGTATAACATTGATAAAAGTGGCAATCCTGATCCTGCATGTCTATTAAACCAAAATCTCATTGGTATTATTAATTTTGTTATTGATCGTTGTTCAGTACTTTCTGTATACATTTCTTCTGTGTTGCCAATTAATATATTATACCCTCGGTCATGTTCAACATTATCATATATTTTATGTAATAGTGAATAAAGATCACTTGTATGAGTTTCTATATCCTCACCCCCAATATTAACAGTGACCGATTCTAATATTTTGTGTCCTAATTCTTTGACCCATGCAAAACTTGGTGTGGCATGAGTAATTGTTTTCAATAATGCCGTTTCCAAATCTGTTTTCAAATGTGGCACTCCGGTAGATGGTATGTAACCATATAGATCTGCTGTTGGAAATGTATCTAAATTTGTGACTTTATTAATATCAATATATGAACCGGTGGTGAGATCAATAACAGTATTCAAAACAGATGTTAAAAACTTATACGCAAAACCTGTTTGTGGAACTATATTTACTCGTTTTAAATATTTATCTGGGCTGTATGGTGTTATTTTTAATATGGATGCCAAATATTTTTCTGTTCTACTTGTTAATGTTGTTTTAAATGATGTAAATGTTGCACTAACAGATGTTTCAATTGTATCAAGCATGGATGCTAATGGTGTTTTTTTTATTACCTGATCAGCTATATACAAAAGAACATCCTGATAAGTCATAAAGCTTTTATACAACTTAATTATATTTTTATCGTTGTAAAGTGATGCCGATGTAATAGATCCCATAATTGTATTATACATTGTGTATATTGTATTCATTGGTGTATCCGGATCATCCACATATGTTTCATACCATGCATACAAATTTGGAAATATTGTTTGATCATACGGATTTTCAGCAGCGGCCTCTGTTTTTTTAAAAATATCATCAACACTTCTAATATGTGTATTAGGTATGATTGGATCAGTTCCACCAACTTGAGAAAGTATGACATCATACACACCAACATATTTTGATAATAATGTTTCTTTTGTATCAGATATAATATTTTCTAAATAAGTCCTGGTTGGATCACCAATGGTATATAATGGTGCAACATAAACTACTTCAGTATGATATGCAAACCATGTAACCACATTATTGGCTGTATCATAGAAATAATTTTTTTTCATCTTAATTCCCATACCTGGAGTTGAAGAAGTTTTGATATTATTGTAATCCTTTCTCATATTTAAAATACCTTTGTATTGTGTGTAATTTTTTTGTATTGTAGTATAGTATTTTGACAAATCATCTGCATATGTTATTAATGTTGTATATGATGGAATATCAGGATTGGTTGTCTGAATACGCAGTTTATAAAAATCATATCCATCTCCTAAAACAGGAGCAAATGATTTTTTATCAGTATTGTATAAATCATAATGGGGATTCATATCAACAGAATAATAAGTATAAACTGTATTTAATAGTTTAATAGATGCCATCTCAAATCCATAATTTTCCGATTCAGCAATACCAATATCAAGACTTTCTGTTGATTCATCTGAAGTCTCACTGAGAGAATTTATAGCATCATAGTTTTCTTTATAAAATTGACTTATAACTGCTTCAATTGTCACAATATTATCCTTTGCACTTGTTATGTGTGTAATCATTTTTGTTGCAAACAGGTTAAGTATTGATCTGCAATATGCTGACATATAATATCCATAAGTTGTTATTGTTGTATCTGCATTTGTGTAATTATTGAATGCATTTCTATAAACATCATTTGAAATAGAAATTGTATTACCCGTAATTATTATTAATCCGTCTGTCATTGCATATGTTCTTAAAAAATTTCTACCAAAGTGCAGTAAATTGACATTTTGTGATGCAACCTTAATTTGTAAACTTGTTATCTCATCTCGTTGTTGAACAAAAAATTGATTGACCATATATTCAATTTGATTTGGATCTGATGTACTTGGTGATAATATCAGCAATGATTTGAATTTTTCTTTATAAACTGTTGTCAATTCTGATAAATATTGCCAAACCATAATTTCATATTGTGTTGTTGCTTCACTGGGTAATGACAGGTGTGTTGTTAATAATTCACCAATGCGAGAATTTAAAACAGCAGGTCCAACAAGATGTAAAAATGTTCTCCCCATTGTGTCAAAATTTACTTTTGCAGTTGGATTTGATGAATCACTAATAAAAATTTTGGCCATATTTATGAATTGTGTTTGTACTTTTGTATAAATTTGTGTCATCATTGTTCCAAGTGAATTTTCATAATATTGTTTTGATAACAACATATCATTAATTGTTGAATTGTAAAGTTGAATATAGCTTCTTTGTACTTGATTCCAAATTGTTGACATTGCATCACAATATACAACAGTACCATTTGAAAATCCTGATGTACCATTATCTATGTTGTACAATGTATAATCATTATTCACATATATACTATATGTCGGAAGATCATATCTATTGAAACTCTTAACAACATTATTCATAACAACTTTTAATGCCGCAATATATGTAAGTTGTAATTCACTGCTAACATCAGAAAAATTATCAATTACAAATGTTTCCACCTTATTTTCAAATCTTGTGATGTATGTATTACAAATCCATTCTATTGGCAAATATGATGAATTACCTTCATCCTCAATTTCATATTCCAAACTATCATTAATTACAATGTTACTTTTGTACGGAAATAATCCTTCAGGTCTGAAAATGGCAGTTGTCAAATAATCCTCTGCATTTGGTGCATACACAGTTCTCATTTTTTTGAAATAATTATGATCATTAATTTTTGCCGTACCACCATTGACAATAAATATAATAGACTCTGCAATAGTTTTATATAAATATAACTTTAGTAGTTTATCTTCATTTGGACCCTCAAATACAGAACTTTCATTTTCGTCCCCATCAACCATATTGAAATACTTAATAAATCTGTCATACAGTGAATCAGATATATTATCCTTCGGAATAAATGAAAAAGTTGTTGTTTTTAATACATCCCTCAACATTAATGGTATGTCTCTGACTGTTAAATAAGGCACATAGTTTAACAATGCAATTTTTGCATAATCAGTTGTAAATACAGAATACTCAGGGGTTTCACCAGTAAGTGTAGGATTTGTTTGTGCCAATCTCTTTGCCATTACACTGTTTGTTCTTGTGTTAATTAATAAATTTTTCCAGGATGCAAAATTGTTAAGGTATGATGTATATTGTGTCAATTGTAAAACTTTTTGACATTCTGGAGCAAATTTGCGTATCGTATCGACAACTGTATTTTTAAAAAAATTAGTAACACTATCTGGTACATTTGCTATACTAGATGAAATGAGTGGAGCTAATAAATTGTCACTCAAATCGGCATATATGCTTTCAACAATAGTTGAAAAAATATTACTTGTTGCAGTGAATATATTTATTGCCTGTGTATATTTTTTGAACAATCCTATCCTATAATGTGAATCATCATCATACACTCCTGACCGTAACACTCCCAATATTTTTTTCACTTGATCAAAATTCAACAAATTGTTCCAATGAATATTGTCTATTAATTGCAGACTGACACCATATATATTATTTGATGATGTGACTGTGGCTAAAAGAGGGTCCAATATATTAATATATTTTTTGTAAGTAATGTATGCATCTGTTGATGAATATGCATTGCCCAAACTATTATGTCGTAAAGACAATAATTCATCATTAATATAATTTGTATATGCACTCTGTATTAATTTTTCCATGAATAATTGTGTGGATGATCCATATTGATCTTGTTGAATAGCATAATCACTTTTGTCAATAATATGATATACAGTTAGGTTTTCTTTTACAGATGTGTAAAGTGGATCAAAAATATTGTCTGCTGTTCCTGGTTGTGTTTCTAAGAATTTAGGATTGGGATAAACATAATCGGTGATTGAGCCTGTTTGATCAAATGTTTGTATAGTATTTGCATCAACATAGTTTTTGAGAATATGATCAAGATAATAGTTATAAATTGCGATTCTTATAAAATCTCCATTTTTCAAAGATAAACTAGATTGATCAAATGTTGTATTTGTGTCATTATATAATGCAATTATTCCATTGTAAATTATTTCATAGGCATGATTGTCTGCAAGGCTAACAAAAAAAGTATTATCAGTAAAAATAGTATCATTAATTAATGTGGGTAATTCTGTGTCTGTTGGATCCAAAAAATTGTCTGTGAAACTATTCATTTTTAACAGTGCTGAAAATAATGTTGGTGTTATGTTACGTCCTGTTGTAATAGCTATTTGATTCATTGATGTATTTGCAAGAGCCTTTGTTACCAGATCAATTAATGCAGAATTAGACAGTGTATCTAAACTAGTTTCTGCAATCCTAAGTATTATAGTTCTTTGTTTATCAAAATGTAATTCATGTAATTCATTTACAATATCAACTTCCACATTAAAAAAATCAATAACTGTTGATAAAGTTGGTGTTGTTGTACCAATATATGTATTGAATTTATTGACTAATTCATTCAAAAATATACCTATATAATCATTAAATGACTTGTCATCATCTAAATTAGCCATAACATATTGACTGACACTATACACCTTATTATTTGTGACATATTCATTTAAATATGCAGTACTATGAATTCTAATCAAATCAAATATTTGTCTCTCCTGATACACAATACTTGTATATAAATTTTGCATCAATGTTAAATCTATTCGCTGTTCATCAATAAATAATGACAATGTTATATTATTCTCGATACTTTCCAAATTTGAGTCATAATCAGTTACAAAATTTGGTATATGGCTGACATTTGGGATTGTTATTGAATTTTCATCTAAATAACTATTAAATAATGCCTTCACAATTGTTAAATATTTTCTTACAGTGAATGGGTAATATGCTAAATCCTCCGAAACTGATTCTGTATATTCCAAGGGTGTTAATTCCATATCTTCAACACATGAATTTAAAAATGTTATGGCCATTTTTCTAAATTCAATTCTATTATTCAACATTACTATGGCCATAATATATGTTTGATTAGTTATGATTTCATTTTGTAATCCTACGATAATTATGTCACGCGATGACATGTAAGTATTAACCGAATCAATTGTCGGATCACTTAATCCAAGATATCCAATGTAATTTAGTGTCAATGCCAACAAATATTCCCTTAAATTTAGTTTCATATTGGTATTATTTATATTTAGTGTGGATAGCCATGTATTAATAGTTGCAATATATGTATCAGTGGTTGCCGTATCCACATTTTGATCAATATACCAAAGCAAATATTCTTTAGTCAAATTATTTAATGATATCAATTTGTGTTTTAATACATATGTATTAAAAAGTGATCTTAAGTTGGTCAAATATGGATAAATGAAACTAATGATTTGTTCAATAATGATGTCATTTGTTGCCATATATGATGTCACTGTTTTAATTGTATCTCCATATAAAATTTCGTGTTGGTATTGATACAAAAATGAACTGTTATTGCTATTGTATAATCCATAATTATCAAGTAAGTGATATATATTTGTTGACTCTGGTGCATAATAAAGTGCATAATATTGTGAAACAATCCATCTGATATCAATAGTTTTATCATTTATTTGATTTGAAAATTGTATAATAAATCCAAGTGTCAGTTCTCTTAAAAATGACTCAACTAACCCAACTAAATTACTATAATATGTGTTGACATATGATGATATATTTGTATCTAAATTGTCGTTAATTAAGTGTATCAACACATTACCATTTGAGTTTATTAAAATCTGATTCATTATTACATTTATTGTGCTCGGGGAACTATTGAAAAATGTATTTACATATGTTATTTTTTGATCAATATCTAATGGGTGAAATTCTACATATGATGCAAAAACTATAATAACTGTTTCTAAATATTCTGCGATAATATCTTTGATCATGTGATCATTGAGTGAATTAACATAACTTACCAAATCTGTATATGTTGCAGGATTTGTATGATCTGCAGATGGAAATTTTGTGAGATGTGTTATTAAATAATCAGAACCAATTATGTCAAATGCTTCAATAAATAATGTTCTGATATTATTAGTCAAATACCCAGTTCCAACATAATCCAGAAATTGAATGCCAGTTATTTTCTCAAAATAGCTTAATCGAGCTGTTGCCATATTATAATAATCATATGATCTGACATATGATATAATTTGTTCATTTATCGCATTTATAATACTATTATCATCATGTGAGTATCCAGTATTATAATTATCCAATGTCACAATTGTTGTACCATCCCTATCATTATCCCACCTAATTGCATAATTAGATAATATATTTTGTATTAATTGTAATGTAGGAGTACTAAAAGCAATATTAACACGCGGCACATCTACAACTAAATCCATTTTATGTAATATATCACCTTTGGGTTCCAGATTAATAATAAATTCATCACCTGCATCAGAACTACCTATTGGTCTCAACGTGGACGTATATGTAGAAAAATTACTATGTCGCCTATATACTATTTTAAATAATGTAATTTGTGGATCACCTATTAAATATAAATTATTTACTCCAATGGCTACTAGTTGTAATAAACCACCCGTCATGTTTATGATATAATATCTCAAAATTTCTTTGCTCTTAATTTTTCACTTGATGTTAACAAATTAAGAGCTAATGCAAAATGAATATTTATTGATAGGCTATTGCACCCATCCCCCCAATACATCTAAAAATATTGTATGATGTCATAAACAGTCTGACAGTCAATGTTGTTTGTTTCATATCTGATGTGTCTGGAGCTGGTTTACTGTATTGCCAAATAGTTGGATATGGTGATTCTCTTGCTGTATTTGATGGTATTATGCTTGGATCAATATCAGAATCATAATAATAAAATGCCAGCTTTTCAAATTGTAAATACAACATAGCAGATGCTATTCTACTAAAATTACAAGTTGCTGAAGGCTGATATTCTTCTGGTAATAAAGCAAATGTAAAAACATTAATTCCGTCAGTGGGTGTGTTTGTATGAGCTGCATATGGTTGAACATAATTATAATAACTACCATCTGATTTTCGTGCCCTGTTGTACCCATTAAAGTCCATTTGTGCGGTTTTAATTGGATTTCCATTTCCCTTGCCATCCACTCCATAATTTGTCCACAAACTTTTGTAATAATTAGTAGAATTATTAATATATGCATCCTTTTGTACAATCCAAATAAGTTCTTTGCATGGACTTCTAAAATCCAAATTAATTGATATCTTATCACTATCCACATTTTCAACTGTCATTTCTTGCACTCTTTCAATCAAATATTCATGGGCTGATTGTGCAAATCTTTTTCTTTCCAAAGTATCCAGAAATACATAATCAGCCAATATTGATCCTGTTAAAGAATATCCTCTGTCTTCCCATATATCAGATAATGCGATCATGTCTACGTTCTCCATCTCCGGATTCTTTTCGATATAAGCACAATCTTCTAGCCTTCTAAGCTTTATTGACAAACTAATATTATTGTATCTAAGTGCAATCAATGGTATTGATAATCCGGTTTTTCTACAAAACCAAAATGATAGAGGAACTGTGATTGTAAATTCCGGTTTTGGAGAATTGTTGAATGTAATCATCTCCGGAACATTCCCAATCATTCTATTGTACATTTCTTTTTGATCATAATTACCTGTTAATTCATGCCATATATCAATCCAAAGTCCGTGATGACGATCTATTCGTTCACCTCCAACATTGATATCAATATAATCAATCATTGCATGTCCTAATTTTTCAACCCATGAAAATGATGCATATTCTGATGCCATATTGGCATGTTGTTTATTGTATTTTACCAATTTATCAAAAAAGAAACCTTGCACCTTTACACTTAATTGGATAGCTGTTTGCAATCTCCCTAATATTTTTACATTTGTCCAACTTTCAGAATTCTCACTCAATTCAGCAGATATGTCATTAATAATTTCAGATATGTCAGTTTGCGCCGGATTTAACCAACTATAATTCAGTGTTTGATTTACATCATATAACGCCTCCCTATATGCTGCTATTACATCGGGTGATGATGTGAATCTACTAAAAACACCAATTATATCATTTGCCATAATATTTGGTGGCAATCCAATGGCTTGATAATCACTATATGCTACTCGATACGCCTCTACATTCATTTTCATGAATTGCAAAATGGTATCATATGTAGTAGCAGCCGATATATCGACTGTTGTATCAGGATATAACCCAATATCCGATTTGAGAAACGAAAGTGTTGGAACTTTAACTTGAAAATAAAGTTCACCCAATGAATCGCCTATTTTTGGTAGCTCTATCTCTGTCGTATTGTCAAAATTAAGACCATCTAATGGTATGGAAATTGACTCTTTTGAAAAATTTGTATATCTGCGGTAAATAATTTTAAAAAAGGTTATCTGTGGAGCACCGGTTAAATACAAATCATATGCGCCATATGATACAATATTTATTAATCCAGCTGGCATTTATCTTATAAAATGAACTTTGATAAATTTTGACTCTCTCTGACAACAGTTGACATCAATTTGCAAAATAAGATTTTGTAAATTGATGGTAAAATGTGTGTAAGTGTATGTTTGTTGTGTTGGTACAACAATAAATGAAACAGGGTGCAGGTCACTGCAAGGGCTTACCGCCGGTCGGGACGGGGGCGGTCAGACTGCCAAGTCGACCGCTCGAAACGCTGCTGGGGCTTCCTCTGCTCCCGCACGAAGGCACGCAGCGTCTCGTTCCAGTGAGCCACGACCTTACGAGTCCTCTGTGAGCCGTCATCGTTGAAGACAGGGTTCCCGTCCCGATCGGTGACTAGCTCGTAGGTCGTCTGGGTCGTAGTTGCTGGGGTAAAGCCGGGATCGACTGAACCGCCAACAGACACGCGGGCAGAACGCTGCGGTGCTGCCTTGGCCTTGGTCTCCTTGGGCTCTGGCTCAGAACTCAACACGTTGCCGTACTTGTCGTACTTCACGATGAAGCGCTGGTTCAGCTCCTTCAGCCAGACACGCTGCGTGTAAGTCCCGTCGTCCTCGGCCTCAGACTCGCTGGAGTCATCCACGGTGTCAGCTGCAGAGGCAGAGACAGTGGCTGACACCGAGGCAGTCGCGGGTGCAACAACCTTGGGAGCCGACTTGGAAGCAGCCTTGGGAGCTGACTTGGAAGCAGCCTTGGGAGCCGGTGCGGAGGCCTCCTTAGGAGTAGGACCCCCAGCACCTGCACCAGGTACACTGAGCGGCTTGCTCCATGCACCACCAGCAGGCACTGGCTTGACAGGCACGTCACCTGCCTTGATGACTACACCCATCATCGGACGGCGCACAACAGTGCTGTTAGCAACACGGTCTGCGGTGCGAGAGAGTCGCTCAGCGTCGCGAGACCCCTTCTGCGACTCAATCAAGCACTCGCGGATCGCATAGATGCCATGCACACGGTCGAAGGTTGCAGTCTTGAGGGCGCGACAGCACTCAACAACAACCGCCATCATGGCACCCGTGTCACCACTCGCGACCTTGCCCCACATGGGGTTGAGGTCACCCCGGCACCAGTCATTGAGGTTGGTCGGAACACTCTCAACTGTCTTGCCACGCTTGACATTGTGAAAGCGCGGGAAGAACAGACTGCAGCAAAACTCCAGGGAGGTTCGCAGGGCACGGAGCAGCTCCAGCAGGGATGCCTGGCCGACCGTGATGTCAGACAGTGCAGGCCTCTTGTTCTTGGGATTCGGCCTGAAGTCACCCTTCAAGAACGGCAGGCCATCCTTGCGCTCTGGCCACGCGGGTGGAGTCAGGAACGCATCCACACCGCACCACTCTGACACGAGCACGTTGTACAACTCGAGTAGCATCGCGTAGTACGGTGCAAACGGCGCCAGTGCAGACTGCGTGGTCAGGTCATGGACGATGGCCAGCAACAGCACAATGACCGGACTCCTGTACAGGGTTAGCTGCTTGTCCTCCTTCCGGAGGGGGTCATCGGCCCTGAGGAGGGACATTGCACCCCGAAGGAGCTTCCTGGTAACAGGGTCGAGGGGGTCAGCCGGCCGAGGAACTAGGTCATCGTCAGTGATAGACTCCCCGTCATCCGAGTGAGCCTCACTATCACCCTTGCTCTTGGCCTTGCTCTTGGCATTGCGCTCGCGCTCCAGGCGCACGAGCGCCTGGCGGCGGGTGAGTAGGTCCGTGGCAAAGTAGTCGATGACAAACGCAATGGCAGCCGCAACTCGCTCAGACGTCTCGTCGGCGGGAGCTGCAGCGGGAGCAGTAGTGTCGAGGACGGGGGCTGCAGCGGGAGCAACAGTGGGGAAGATTGAGCCCGAAGGCTCAGTCACACAAGTAGTCGAAGTAGACTCCATTGTTGTGAGTGATTCTAGCTGAAAATTTAAGGGCTCTTCAATCTATTTAAAATTTCAATTTTTTTGTTTAGTACTCATAAAATATAAGATATTGGACAAATATATTAATCAATGGTTAAACTTAATGAATATCAAGAAATAATATTGAATGGGTCATCATATGCAGTTTGTGCCTTAGTTTATAAGGGTATTAAGGTACCGGTTATAATGGATCTGCCTATATATAAAATTATTAAAAAGTTTGACAAGTCATGGTATATTAATGATAAGGGATTTGTTGTCACAATGCACAAATCACATGATAACAATCAGGAAATATGTATGCATGACATCATTATGAAAATTGTCAAGAAACACCAAGATTATCCATTATTACATATTAATAAGTTGGGCATAGACAATAGAACTGCAAATTTAATGTATGATACCAAAGATAAGGATATCAATAAGAATATTAGAAAAAAAAAGAGAATAATCGACTTGCCAGATGATTCTGGTATTGATGCAGATGATTTACCATCTTTTGTATGGTATCTAAAAGAAAATGGATCACATGGAGATAGATTTGTTGTTGAAATCTCTGACTATGTGTGGAAAAGCACAAGTTCTAAAAAAGTATCGCTTAGATATAAATTAGAAGAAACAAAAAAATATTTAAGATATTTTAAACAAATTAATGCATCTTTATTTGAGGAACATGCAATGAATGGTGATTTAAATAAACATGGAAATGATCTATTAAATTCATTCTATGATATTGCATTTAACACTGGTTTTACTTATTTAACTAAAATTAACAAAGAATGTCATACAGATTCATATTTAGAACAAAAATTAGATGGGCTAAGTGATATTGAAAAACAATTATTATCTATGTATGATCCGGCAACTGGTGACAGATTTAATTTTAGATAATTTCATCACTTGTTATTGGTCCATTGTAACCATATTGATGAATAATAACTGGATCTGGTATCACATCATTGTCAGTGCTGTTAAATATTGGTATTTTAATAAGTATTATAACAAGTGCCAATATATTGATTATTATCCATGCATATATGATATGAATTAAAAAATCATAATGTGTTTCTAATAATAAAGGTTCAACATAATATGATATGAGCCATGATATAAATATTCTACAACATGCAACAATAAATAATTGCGTTTTACTGTATGATACACATAAATTGGTGAAAATAGCAGTTGATGGTAAAAATAAATGGAATATATTGAATATGTATGGTTCACATGGTAAATTATCACTAAATTCCTGTGTATTATCACTAAATTCTTGATTAGACATATACTATAAGTTTTTATTTAAAAATATATTAGATCATACAAATTACTAATATATGGAATATTTAACTAATGATATTTTAACTAAAACAAAACAGTATTGGAATATACATCAAACCAAAAATATATTTCATCAAACTGTTTCACTTGTAATATCACAAAAAATTTCATTTGCTAAAAGTAGACGAGCCAGACAAATACTTTATGACTTAATAAAACCAGATCAAGAATTTACATCCAAAAATTTGTCCAAGATAGATAAATCACAATGGTTAAAAATTGGCATAGCTGAGAGTCAATATGCATCTATCCAAAATTTAATAAAACTTGATCAAAACAATTATGATAATAAAGAATGGATTGAACAAATTTCTAAAATAAAAGGTATAGGTCCTTGGACTATTAAAGGTTTAAAAATTATGTTCAATATTGAACCAGATTTATTTTTATTTGAAGACTATTGGATTCGGTCAAGAATGACAGAATTAGTTTCAACTGAAATAAAACCAATTTGTATGTCATCAAGTAATGCTAATATTTTATCATCTCATTGGAAAGGATACAGAACACTTGTATCATTATTTTTTTGGAGAATAAAGCCAGAAGGTATTAGTGCCTTAAAAAATGGCATTCCACTTACTCAGGATTATTTTATTTAGTAAATACCATTGCACCTAATCCATTAGCAACCCTAAATACATTATGACACAATGCATAGGCTCTTAAATATGCTGGTGTTAAAATATTAACTGCATGTGATAGTTGTAATTTTATCTCAATAGTATCAATTTGACTCATATTACATGTTCCAGAAGGTTGAATAAGTGTTGGATGCAGACCAAATGAATATATATTGACACCTATTTGAGGATTATATTTAAAATGTTGGTGATATTGAATAGAGTTAAAATAATCAACATTTCTCATTGACACCCTTTCTCGGCCATTTAATAATATGGTTTCATTGATTACAATGTTAGAACCCGTCGTTGTTCCTGATTTTTTTTCTGTGGTATCATAATTTTTAACATATGAATCAGTGTGATTGCCAGTGTATGTTCTAACATAAGAATCAGTATAATTAAAAAAGTCTTTTGAATCATTTATATATTTCATCTGTGTTGTCCAAACTAATAATTTACAGGGTTGGTCAACTGTTATTTTTACATTTCTATTAATACTTTCTATTGATATTGGCGGTGTGTAATATATCTGCTCTATCATATAATCATGTTTTGATTGTAAAAATTGTTGTCTTTCATCATTATCAAGATAATAATAATTAATCAATAGGTAACACCCAATCAAATTTAAGTTTCGTATTTTACTAAAGACATATGTTTTTGACGTTTCATTAAAAGTTGGATAAATATAGAATTGACTTGTTTTGCCTGTTATTCTATATTTTTGATTATTTGCATCACTCAGCAGAGCTTTTACTACGATAGGATCATTGATGTCTTTTCCCTGTGCTGGTAATCCTATTAGCTTATTAGTTGTTATTTTATAATAATACAATCTTCTGGTAAGAATGTCATAATGACTAAATATCCCTGCCCTCACATCATCATCAAGTGTTTGTTCGATATATTCATATGGAGCAAAATTAACGAGATCTGCTTCACATGTGATATAATGTGATGGTGTTAATATATAACATTTATCAGCATCATTAAATTCAATATTAATTTTAACATCACTATATTGCAAAGCCAAGAGTGGTAATGCTAATCCACTTGAACGACAAAACCAAAATTGTAAGGGTACATACAATTTGTATTCATCCTTAGTAGCCGTAAATGATGTTAATTCCGGCACATCACCTATCATTTTTGAAAATCCGTTTATATGGTTACTTGCCATACAACCCGTTAGTTCTGCCCAAATACTCAACCAATCACCATAATGCTTATCAATTGTATGTCCATTAATTTCTATTTCCACTGATTTTATTAAAGCGAACCCTATACGGCGAACCCATGCAAATTTAGTAATCGAATCATTAAACTGTGTTATTTTGGGCAATGTAGTGACAACAACAATATTGCCCATTAAATCCCCATTTTTTGTGATTGTTGTTGATATCTTTTTATTAAAATTAATTTGTTGATCGGGAAAATATTGTGGTATCTGTTCATATGAAAAATTTGTATGACGCCTATATACTATTTTAAAAAATGTTATCTGTGGGTTTTTGCTTAAAAACATGTCTTCTTGCCCATATGCAACTAATTGAATTATTCCTCCTGTCATAGTATGTTATTAATATGTATAAAATAATTTGCACAGTGAATGCAAATGTCTCACTAATTATTTGTACAATAGCAATACAAATAATTATTAACTAAATATTCCATTTGTAATTATTACCTAATCGAGTGGTACATAACGAGTTGTGACATCAGTGACATTTGGATTTGGTTTTCCAAGTACAACATCCGTCATATCTGCATAGATCTTCATTAAATCATTTGTCAAACTGCATTGTGTTCTGACATTATTTGATAAACATGATTCCATATCGGTGCGATTTCTTGAAATCAATTTTAGTAAATCCGTTCGTTCAGTTACACGTTTCATATCAGCAAGTGAAACTGTGCGAGGATCGTCCTCACCTGCGCCAATAATTTCTTGCAATTCGGAAAATAGGCGAATAACTCTGTGTGTTTTTTGTAAATTGGCTTCAAGTTGTGTTAAAGTCTCAACTGCTTTGTTAATTCTGGCTGTGTCTTCTGGAGTCAATGAAATGCCATTTCGTGTAGCTTTTGCTCTGATATCATCCATAAGTTGAGCAATACCTGAACCGTGTGTTTCGAATTTAATGTGACGATTCTCAAAGAGTGAACCACCACCTGACATAACACCATTACCAATCATGCCATATCCTGCCAATGCATTAGCATATGGTAACATTGGTGGAGGAGGTAGAAATCCTTGTGCAAGTTGCAAAGTGAGTAATTGATTGCCTTGTTCTAGTGCTTCGCGAGAATCGAGGACTGGTTTAGATGCGTATTTTAGACCAAGATTGTTACGGTATACTTCAAGCTTGGATTGTTGACCGGGTGTCATACTCTTGCCCGGATTCAATATTTGTGGATTACGTTTAACAAATGCAACAACACCTTTTAAATATTCGCGAAGACCATCACTTTCTGGTGACAATATTGATTCTTTGATCGCAAGCGGTTGTTTTTCTAATACAATTGCCACCCATGAATCATAATCCTGGGGCTCATAAATAGATGAATCTGCAAGACTCTTTGTCTTCTGAAATCCAAACTTTTTGAGTAATTTAACAGCAACATGCGGATTTAGGTTATTTAATTCTTTTTCAGCTACCTTGAACATATTTTGATTTGCAAAATGATCAATGCAATATTGTAATCCTCCCTTGTCATCATTTAATAAACACTCTGCATAAAACTTTGAGCATTTATGTATACTCCATTTTAAGTCAGTGCCATAACAATTTTGTTCGTCAATTTTTTCAAGTGTGTGCTCAACACCATTTTCAATCCGAACAAAACTGTCGCCGCGTCGTTCAATAATGTGGCCTGTTGGCAAATTTACCCAAATGTCACTCAAATCGACTGATGATTGTGGTATTCCTGCGCTGTGATCCTTAACAACATTTCTAAAATAAGTACTCCATTCTAATGAAAACACAATATTTGTTCTTTTCTTATATTGATTAGGATCACCAACTATGCGATCAGTAGTCTCATTTCTGTAAACACTGCGATACAATTTTCTGAAAATATCAGGAGTAATGCTGGTGAATTTTTTAACACTACCATCTGATGCTGTGTACCAAACAGCTTTATTGTATGATGTTAAAAGGGGAAGTGTTAATTCAAACACTGTTATATCGGTACCTGGTACTTTTCGCAAATTCCACTCCGAACCTCCACCACGCATACCTCCGCCCTGCCTGTCCCC